TTCTCCAACAGACTTTCCTCTTATTTGTAAAAAAATATATTCTACATCAAACATCGGAGAATTATTTGCATCTATTTTATCAAAGCTACAAGTCCTAACCAACGAAGTAACTGCATCTAAAATTTGTTGATCATCTTCACTTTCCTGAGCCATCATCAGTAATTTTTGTTCTTTAACTAAAAATGGTCTGTATTGTATTTCATCCCCCGTTGATGGCAGGGTCAATCTATAGGTTGGTGTGTCTAGTTTTGGTAACATAATGTTTCATCCTCATAATTTTCGTAACACCTTTGGTATTGCCGATGTTATTTTACTTTCTACAGTATTTAAAAGTGCATCTAGAACCCTCTCTCCCAACGGTTTAGGCAAATGGGCCTCATCTTTTAAATCTTTCCAGTATCGATATGAAAAAGTAACCGATACTGTGTGTATTGCGTCTCTTGTTGAGTAATCCAATGCTTGTGCAGCTATTGTTTTTGGAAATACTTCAACTAACTCAACACCATATCTTTGTCTGTCTGTTTCGTCTAGTTGGAATATTTTTATTGAACCACTGTAGTCATTGTAATATTGCATAGCCCATGTTTGAGGGTTATATGCAAGCCGTTGCCATGTCTCAAAGAATCTTTTTTCCTTCATGTCAGAGGAACATTGAAACACCGCAGTAGTCTCTGCATAAGAATACCCCGAAACTATATTTCTTACTGGGCCATAGATGTTTGTATCTTCCATAGTGTCCAGATTACGGCCAGGAAATTCAAAACTCTGACATCGTAATGCAGTTTTACTTGCGGTTCCATCCGTACTCATTTCGCCCATCTGCTGTGCAAAAATGTTTGTTTGACTTTTTGAAACAGGGGGGAAGAAAAATGCTTCATAACGTGATGGTTTTGCAAATCCATCGTCACCACGAAATGTTGCAAAAACTTCATTAAGACCTGCAAATGCAGCAGCCTCTACAAAACTTCCTAAGTTAAATCTATCAGCCATTAGATCATACCTCTTGAATCTCTCCAGACTTTTCTATCTGTAGCCTTTTTAAATTTATGTACGGGTAATAACGCGGCAACAATAAATTCGTCTGCATCTATTCGGCGAAACTGTGATCCAACAAAAGTATGCAAATATTTGTGTAAAGTGGGTTTGACCAATGGAATGTTTCTAACTCTATTGTAAGTTGCAGTTAATCTTGTTGTCTCATCAAACTTATCATTACTACTGAACTCATAGAGCTTATCAAGCAACCTTATTCTTAATGGTATCGGTAGATAGTGCATATTGATTCCCATAAATCCACCAGAATAACTTTCCAAAGGAAGAACCAAAGGAAATCTATCGTAATATGGTAGCGTATCTTTGTGTTTCGGTGAATAGAAGAACATATTCAACCTACCACGGAAAGGTGTGTTTGATCGCTTACCTTCACGCACCAGTTCTGCTGATTTTGGAGATCCAAATTCTTTTATCTTTTTACGAAACCAAGAAACAGAACGCTCCTGTCCTTTCGTTTCATCTAGTACTCTTTGAATGAATTCAGTTGCCATATAACTATTTATACTTAGGGTAGAGATGATCTTCTGTTAATATCTTAAACTCCATCCCTTGATCATCACAGTATTCGGTTGCAGACTTCCACTTAGCTTGATTGATGCCCCATGTTTGAACTTCCTTGAACCACCTTCTAGTCTTTCTTTTGGGATTCTTGACAGGGGGTTTGCACTGAGCCTTTGGTTTTACTTCAATGATAAACTTTTTGATCGAACCATTAGCCTGATTAACTTTCATATAAAAATCTGGAAAGTATCGATGTAGTTTGCCATCCCAAGGCGATAAATAAGGTATAATGACTTCTTCACTACCCCATTCAAGGACTGCATCATTGTTATCGCAGTATACCATGAGTTTACGTTCCCATAGAGAACGATATACTACTTGGTTAGGATTACCCCGATATTTTTTAGGGTTTACTGGTTTGTATGTTCCGCTGTACGCCATCGTGTATAAATACTTAGACTAATAGGAATATTTATATGGTTTCATTTGTAGACGTAGTAAAGGGTCAAGCAGTATCTCTCGCAAATCAGGGATTTAAAAAAGTTGCTGGAAATTTACGAGGTGCGGTTGGTTCCACATTAAATCGTGGAGAAGTAACTGCTAGTGAAGCAACAAGGCCCAAACTTGATCCAAAATCATATACCTTTCCCCTTGATGTCACCAACCCAGATCAGGGGTTAGGTAATCATGGTCACTACATCCTGTTTTTCATCAATGAACAGAAAAACTCAAAAATACATTTCGGTAGGGAAGACTCAAAGGCTAGTGGTGAAAAAAATCTAATTAAAGCCAAATCAGAAGTCGGAATTGCAGATAACGTAACAGTACCCGTTTCCAAGGCAGGTGGTACTTCGCACCAGAAAGTAGACTACAAACTAGGTGGCGATCATCTGATAGATGGAAGTTCTACAATTGACGCAGCTGAACTAAACCCCAATAAAGGTTCAGTCTATAGTGAACATAGCAAAAATACTTCTGTAGTCAAGAGACCCGCAACAACACGATTAGATACTGCAATTGCATTATATATGCCTCCAACGGTAAGTGTTACCTACACCGCAAACTATACAGACACAGAAATAGGTGCTGGTGCAGCTGCAGCACAACGGTTTTTAGGTGCGAATTCTTTTAAAGAGGGTGTAGGAATAGCGATGAGTGATGAAATGAACGCAGAAGTAGTTCAAGCTCTTAAAACGGCTGCACTAGGAACTGTCGGTGCGATTCCTGGCTTTCAAGGTACAAGAGAACTCTACGAAATGAATGCTGGATTTATCATGACAAATCGTATGGAGTTAGCATTTAAAGGTCTACCAAAAAGAGGATTCCAATATACATTCAAAATGATACCTAAAAGTGAACAAGAGGCTGAAGAAGTCAAAAATATTGTAACTGCATTTAAAATGAATATGTTACCAGAAGGAATGCTTGCGACAGGGGGATTTACAGGCAGAAATTTAAAGATACCTAACACATTTGATATCAAATATATGTTTGTTGGGAGAGAAAATTCATACTTAAACAAAATATCGACTTGTGTTTTGGAAAGCATGAATGTAACTTATGGTGGAGATCGATACAAAACTTTTGATGGAAATTCAAATGGAGCTCCACCAGTAGAAACTACCATCACTTTAAACTTCAAGGAAATGGAGTTAATTACCAAAGAACGTGCTCAGGAAGGATTCTAAAAATGTATTTTAATGCGTTTCCGACTATACCCTATGATTCTATAGGTGACTACAATTTTAAAGATGTTACAAATCTTTTGCGTAGGGTTAAGCTTAGAGCAAAAGTAAAAACGAACACTATGTTGTTTGACACTTATGATGTCAAGGACGGTGAAACACCAGAAATGATTGCAGACAAGTTGTATGGTGATCCAGAGTTACATTGGATTGTTCTAATGATAAATGATATCACAGACCGTTTTCATCAGTGGCCACTGAGTTCGTCGCAGTTTAATCAACATGTCACAGATAAATATGGTAGTATGTCTGAAACATTTCAAAATATAGTAATAACATCTCCCGCTTCCTCTACAGTTTCGGAGGGTGGACAAGACTATGAGTTAATTACGAGTGGTGATATTAATGCTCCGTCTGGAACAGTGTTAAGTTCATTATCAATTTCTTTCACAACAGAAGTCTATCAACTTTTTAGTCCTTTGACTATGGGAGATTTCGATTTGTCCATAGTAACTGTTGGAAGTAGTTTTGCAGTAAAATCGGGAAGGGGCGGTGATAAAGCATACGACTATTCTGGCACTAATCGTTATGATAAATTATTTTCATTGGAACCTGGCGGAAAAGATGGCAGTTTTGACATTATTGCCCCCACTGGAAACGAGGGAGATGTAGTACCCATAAGTGTATCAGATGTAAGTGGAACAGGAACAAATTCAATAACAATTGATTTAACAGATAATAGATCAATTATTGGTCTTGATGCTGAAATTAAATTGATTCCACCAATGGCGGCAGTTCACCATTACGAAATTGCACAGGACTCTGGTGACACATCAACTAAAATTTGGATAGAAAATGATATTGACAGTGGTGCATACTCTGGTGCTACTGCGATTACAAACTACGAACATGAGTTAGCAGAACAGGACAGAAAAAGACAGATACAATTACTTGATCCAAATTATGTTTCTTTATTTGTCAATGAATTTAATAAGAAAATGGGGGAATCTATTATCTAATGGCTGGAATTCAATATGCTGGTGAATATGAGATAGAAGAACTGCGGTTGTTTTCTTCTTCTGGTAACATCATACCTTTGAATGGTTTGATGATGTCATTAACTATTTTTGAAAATATTTTTTCTCCTACCATGTCTGGTGAGATAGTATTGTTAGACACAAACAGTATCGTATTAAACTTGCCAATCATAGGACAGGAATATCTATCATTTAAAATAAAAACCGCTTCTCTTGGTAATGAGGGAACAGACATTATTGACTATACAGAAAACATATTTTCTATCTATAAAATAGATAAAAGACTAATGGGCGATGGTGCTGAAGCAATCGTGTTACATTTTGCTTCTCCAGAGATGCTGAGAAATAGTCGGACAAGAGTTTCAAAAAGTTACACTAATAGTATAGATAAAATTGTTATAGACGTATTACAAAATGCAAGGTATCTAAATTCAAAAAAAGATTTGTTTATTGATGGGACTGTTGGTGTTAGGAAAATGGTTGCACCAAATAATCAACCATTCACATTCGTTCAAAAGTTAGCATCTGAAGCTATTTCTACAGAACATGGTTCTCCATACTTCATGTTCTATGAAAACAAAGACGGTATTCACTTTAGAAGTCTGGACAGTTTGTATAATCAGCCAGTTAGTGCAGAATATAACACAGGTAAGTTTTCTCATCAAGAAAGTTCTGGAACAGTTGTAAAAGACGTATTGGACGAATATAGTCGCCCCATCAGTCATCAAATAGTACAAGCAAACGATATGTTGTCAAATGTAAGAGGTGGTTTACTTGGTTCTAATTTAATTACACACGACATCTATAAAAAGAATTACAACACAAAATCTTTTAGATACTTTAAAAATTTCCCAGACTATAGTAGACTTAGTAATAATCCTATATACAATACAAACGTAATTGATGAGTTTGGCAACACAGTAGATAATTTTACTAATGCGAATATACATCTCCACCCGACATCAAAAGTAGAAGAACGTGATGCACAACACTATACAGATACAACTACAGCACCATACTCACCAAACAGAATTGAAAATAGTTTGTTGCACAGACAAGCTAAATTCTTGGAATTAAAAAAAGGCCTGTCATTAGTTGTAGAAGTACATGGTATGACAAATATGGCTATAGGACAAACTATTGATTTTGAAATGTTAGTAGTTGGAGAAACGCATGGTAAATCTAAAGCTGATCCATACTACTCAGGAAAATATCTAATCACACAATTAAAACATCAATTTGATGAAGTACCACAAAAATATCACACTATCGCTATGACAATTGTAAAGGATGGATATAATCAAGAACTTGAACAAAACACAGGTGCAGCTGAACCCAAAAAACGTTCCAAGGGAGCGATATATACAAATGTAGCATAAGGAGAACTATAATCTATAGATAATCTATATCATGCCAAAATCTTAACTAGAGAGGTACAGTCATGACTAACAAAATTAAAAGACGATTAGAGAAAATGAATTTTCTAACGCAAGAAAGAAAAATTGAACCAATGACACAAAATGATAAATACTTGTTGAAAGCAATTCAAAAACAAAAATCTATAGAGAGACAGAATGAAAACATTTCAAGATTTGCAAGAGGGAGTTTACGATCCTAACATACTAAAAGCCTTTTTCCTTGCAGGCGGGCCAGGCAGTGGTAAGTCTTATGTTGTAAAACGTACCACTGGTGGCCTGGGTATGAAAGTTGTGAACAGTGACGATGCGTTTGAGAAACTTCTCAAAGATGCAGGGCTGTCTTTAAAGATGCCTCCAGAGGAAGAAGAACCAAGAGATGTTGCAAGAGGTCGTGCAAAAGAACTCACCGCAAAAAGAAAGGCAAACTATGTCGAAGGTCGATTAGGCCTAATCATAGATGGTACTGGTAGAGAGTTTGATAAAATCAGTAAACAGGCTCGTGAGTTAGAAGGTCTTGGATATGACACGCATATGATATTTGTGAACACATCACTAGACGTTGCACTTCAACGAAATGAACAACGAGCTCGTAGTGTACCAACATCAATCGTTACAAACAGTTGGAAGGCGGTGCAGAACAATATCGGTAAGTTCAGTAATTTCTTCAAGGGTAATTTCATTATTATGGATAACAATGATGTTGATGAAGATATGATGATGCAAGTGTTCAAAAGAGTTCGCAGTCTAGCTACCAGAAAAGTCCAGAATAATCGAGGTAAAGCTTGGATTTCACAACAGCTTCAATTGAAAAAACGTGCATAGTTGACAATACCCCCAGATTATGAGATAATATATCTTTCAATAGTGAAAGGTATATCATGCCACTTTTACCAGTATATTATACGACTACCCAATACAGTAGACGCAAGAAAAAGGTTAATCCTCAGAAATACGAGACTGAGTGGAGGAAACACAACAAGCTTCTCAAGCGTATGCATATCTCACCCCTTACCCTACAGGAATATATTGACAACTGTTTCGGTAAGGTCAAGAAATCCACGAAGGTTGACACTTGGAAACCAGAACCAGTATTCAGAAGGACGGTAGAATACGCACCTAGCCATGGGATACATGGTGTCACAGATACGTCTAAAAAGATGGATGACTACAAACAAAAGGTCAGTCAGAACTATATTATCGGTCAAGCGTACAATAAAGGTGGATGGCAGGTACTTTCTAGGGCTGAAGCAGATGACCCAAATACAGGAAAACGTAGGTAAATCAATGACTTACATGGGGGTTGACAATGCCCTCTTGATATGGGATAATATGTATATAGTTTGAGAAATAGAGGTTGAAATCGTGACAAATCAAGAAATCTTCGAAGCACAAAGAGAGACGGAAAAGGAACTTGCTGAGATAGAACAACGCATACCTTTCGCTGCGAACGTAGCTACAGAAGACTATTACAAAGAACGTAAACTCAAATTGCAGGGATTGGCCTCGTGTTACAAGATCTTGCAAGATTGGGGCTAGAAGAGAACTATGAATATTTACTAGAAAAGGCTGCATGATGAACGAAGCACTCACTAAGAATTACGAAAAGACTCTCAAAGAGCAAGTCGCAGTCATTCACGCTGCATTTGGAGAAGAACCTAGAACCGTTGCGTTTGTCGAGGTTCCTAAAAATGTAGTTGTGGATCAAAAACTAGAAACCGCATTTCGACTCACCAACAACATCAACCGTGCTTGGTGGGAGAACGAGGAAGTCACTCCAGTGTTCCCAGAACAAGGATGTCGAAGCACTAGTGTTGGAGACATGGTTCTGGTTGGAACTGAGAAGTACGTTTGTGTAAGTACTGGATGGAAGAAAGTATGAACAAAGAATTATTAATTTTTGTTGTAGATCATTTGTGGTGTGAGAATTTAGTCAGTAGTCGATGCACAATTAATAATAAAGAATATACACAAAGCACTCTAACCAGAACTCGTAATATTTTGCATAGTTTCAAAGATGAGATCCCAGATTGGATTGATATGAAAGACAAAGAGACTAGAAGAACCATGTCAAGATTACCGAATTGTGGTAAAAGACCTTTAGAATTTTTAACAGATATTATAGAGTGTGGTGCTCTAAATTTAATAGAAGATATAGATTCTGAAATAAACAGTAAGTTAAATTCGATTAGAAAACTCACAGAAGATATTGAAAGACTCACGAAACTTAGAGAGGCTGCATAGATGAAGTATTTGAAAGAGATTACTAAATGGTCTGAGTCACCCAACACTCCGAACCATACATATATATTTAATGAGAAAAATGAGAATGTCGGTTATGTAAAGACCGGCACCACCCAAGAGATATATTTCAGTAAACCTTCTAAGCAGTTTTCCAAGTCTCGTAGAAAGTTTATTCAATTGAAGAGAGGGTAATTAAATGCAAAAAATAAAAAACAAACAACGAAATGTAAAACTGGCAACCAAACGTGGGGAGCGTAATATCAAGCGCAACCAACATCGTTTATCAGCAAAGTACAAAGAGCTTTGTGAAAAAATCCGAAACAAACGTAAAGAAAAACAAGAATCTGAGGTTGCATAAATAAAATTATGTACGAGTATAGCTGCAAAATAGATAGA